ACTTTGCTTTCATGGTTAGCACTATCGTGAGCAAGCTGACAACCAAAAACAGGAATAGCATAATTAGCATATTTCTTCTCCACTACTTTATTAATTGTTTTTTCACTGGTACCACATCGTAGATCTTTGATAAGGATACGGCGATACCAATCGTTCCATTGTGCATTAGTGCAGTTAGACATTAATTCATTGATTGTATCTCGAGCAAGATTGCCAGTGATACTGCGATTAACAAATCCTGTGAGTATAAGTGTAAAAGAATCCCAATCAACTCCAGGACCGTCGGGACCTGTACGTTCTGGAACTTGTTTAATACCAAATGTGATTGTGCTGTCTAAGGCAAGACGACAACCATGAAAGAATTCATCGTTGCCTGCCTCTGCTTGAGCAAGGATGATTTGTTCTTTGTTAGTGCGAAGATTATGATCTTCTAAACTACTGATAACATAATAGCAAGGATCAGACATTTAGTCTCCAAAAAAAATCTCTATGCTATATTATAACAGCATAGAGATGTAGTGTCAATTAATTAAAAACAGTACCTTTAAACTGCTCATAATCGTAGAATGCAACTAAAGTGTTATCTTTGAAGTAAACTGTGATCCCACCTAAATCTTCTCGGGCGTCCCAGTTTGTTTGTTCCAAAATAACATTGGTTGCACGTACCTCAAGCTCGTCCATGAGATCATCGCCTGTGTCCTCATAACTTTGCAGGGCTTCTGCCTCATAATCTAAAGTGTATACTTCTGTGTTATTAATTTGTGCGCTTTGTGCAGTAGTTAAAGTAGGCATAGTAACTCCTTTGTTGAACAAGTGTATATTATAACACAAAAGTGAATTTGTGTCAATTACTTTTTAGCTACGTTTCTAGCTGCCTCAAAAATACGCATGGCATCTTGCAAACGAAAGTTTGCTTGACGATAATGCCAATCTTTTTTACGTTGTGCAGTATCTAATGCATCCATTAATGCATATTTGTCTTTTAAATTATTTGTTTGCATTAACAATGAAGACATATCTACAATATCTAACGCATACTCTACCCATTTATGGGTGCTATTAATTTTATCTTTTTTGAGAAAAACTAATTTGTTTGAGCCCGTTTTTGCATACTTTTGTTTGTAATTTGCTACATTCATAAAATACTCGCTTGTGTGGTACAAGCAAGTATTATACTATATTATTGAATTTGTGTCAATTATAATTGTTTTTCGACCAATAAAGTGTCGTTATCTACTGATTCTTCAATTTTTAAAGTATGCCCGTTAGAAACAATATAGTCGTTTCTTTTTAAAAGGAACATAGCATCTGCCTCCCTGATTTTTTCAGTCCATGAATAATAATCACCATAGCTATTAAATTCAAATATCCCAATATAAGTTAAACTATCATTTGAAATCGAAGTTGACGAGTTTTGAATTTCTGATGCTGTTTTTAAATTGTTTAGAACTTTAGCTACCTCAATGTCTGCTTCAAAAAACCAAGCACTTTCTGAGCTTGGACGTGTCATTGTAGATGTAACTCTTAACATAAATTTCCTTAAATTATAAAACTATTTACCTAAAAATAATATAAATCGCAAACTAGCATAAATACTAGTATAGGTTCATTTTTAAGGAGAATTATAATGTATACAGAAACTTGGACATCTGCTCGTCCTTCCATTGAAATCCAGTTTTGGCACCCAAGTCTTCAGGTTGCTGGAAATACACTAGAGGTTGGTGAGGAATTTAGAAATCAATGGGAAACAGCATATAAAAACACAAATAAGGTTAATATTGCAAAATCATTAAGCGGAGATGAGTTAGTTGAAACTACAGTAGTTACGTGGACTACTAAAGAAGATTTCGATGCCGCAGCCGCAGATCCTATCGTTGTTGCTCAATGGCAACGTAGAGATAATCATAATACTAATACTGGTATTATTAGAACCGTTATTTCCGAAGTAACATCTTAATAATAAATTATGTCAACTGACCGTGATCCAAATGCAGTTTTAAAAGATTTGAAAAAATCTATGGATATTCCAAAAGACTGGGATACCCTTGAAGATTTTATAGAATGGTATTCAGATGCTAAAATGCCATTAATGACTCCGTGGAATTCTAGTGTAATGTATACAGATGATGCTACTTCGATATGTGTCTTTAGACAAGGAAAATATCAGGTCGAATTGTATATTATCAAACCAGACAAGATATTGCCCCATCATGCACACCCTGGAATGGAAGTTACATTGGTATTTATGGCAGCACAAGGAATGTCATGGGCTACAGATATAGGTAAAAACAGTGACGGTAAGGGCAATGAAGCGTTTGCATTAAGACTGTCTAAATTAAAGGACGGAGAGTATCATGGTGGTACTGCAACTGAAAAAGGGTTTGTTTTATTAAGTTTTGAAAAATGGCCGGAAGAAATTACCCCATCTTCTGCCGCCCTTCATTGGCAAGGCGAAACGGCCGGACCGATACATGATAATTTAATTGCAAGTAAAGATCCGCTAGTTTCAGTTCGTCCGGGATTTGCTGACATTACAAAATCAACTTTATAAAAAATATTTTCAATTTTATTAATTTAGACAATAAATAGTTTTGCCGAAAAATTAAGTATTATAAGACAGCGGTTAGTGTCAAAACAATAGACGAAATTATGGTTAACATTTACGTTAGATTATTTTAAACCTAATTGTTTTCTAATTTTAGTAGCACTGATATCAGTGATAGATTCATCAAAGGTTTCTTCCCCGCTGGTATATCCTACCCCGCGACCCCAGCCAATATGTACAATATTAGGTACAACTTGTATTTCATATTGTCCTTGATATAACATGTCTAAGTCTCTTTTAATAAAACCTTTAACTTTTTCAACTTCAAAAGGATTGCTACCTTGCCAGCCCTGCACGTCGCGAACTTGAATAATTACCTGACCTGTTTTGGCCAGAAGTCTTTCGAATAGCGCACGATGCCCTTCATGCCATGGTTGCCAACGACCTAGCATCTGTACTGTGGGTTTCTTCCAATCAAACACAGGACGTAGTCTGTTATCTATAATATGTGCGGCAACAAATTCGCCCCACTTAACAGCATTCTGTTCAGTAATTCTAAAGTCATATTGTTCAGGTGGGATAAAGGCTTTGTTAGTATCTTCGTATCTACCCTTGTCAATAGTATCGACCCATACAGTCCAATCTGCTTTAAAGTTATTACGCATTTCAACTAATGGTGCAACGAAGTCACAGATAACATAATCTACATCAGTCATTGCATCTGCTAGTTCACGCATACGCAAACTTTGACGAATACGTCCTTCATTGCTAAAGTCCCAGTCATTATATTTTTTACGTACATCATCGGCATTTAACCAACCTACACGTTTCTTATCTGCTTGTAAATGGTCAACAATATGTTGAGCCAAATAGGTCTTGCCTGCCCCGGGTAAACCCATTATTAATATTCGTTTTGGTGTATTATTCATAGTGATGTTCTTGTGTTAGTTCGTGTCGTCTTCGGTACAACATGGTTAATTCGTCTTTGAGTCTGAGTTTTTCTTTTTTAAGTGTTTCTACTTGAAATTCATCCCAACTAGGATGAGAAGTAAGCTGTTCAATCTGTCTTGCTAATTGAGTGTGTCTGTTGTCCACAGTTCTGATGTGATGTTCGAGTGAGTCGATGTCCATTGCAGTCTCCTAAAAACTGTCATAGTTGACAATATATATTTAAGTGTGTATAATAGTTTTTACGCCTATCTGGCCGATAAGATTAAATAAAAATATGAGCGATACATTAATTTTGAACAGCGATGGCAGTCCGCTATCTATGTTGCCTCCTAGTGTTGTAGATTGGACCATGGCCATTAAACTTGTTTTCCTAAACAAAGTATCTGTGATCAAAGAATATGATGACTGGGTAGTTCACAGTCAGAAACTAGCAATACCTGTGCCTAGCATCATCATGACTAAACGTTATGTACGACCAAAACACAAAGTATTGTTTAACCGTAAGATGGTTTATCTACGTGACAACTATACTTGTCAATACTGCGGCGATCAATTTCAAGCCAAAGACTTGACTCTAGATCATGTCACACCTAAAAGCAAAGGCGGCAACAGTTCATGGAGTAATTTAGTTACCTGCTGTGGTACTTGTAACTGGCTCAAGGGTGCTAAAGTAATCGAGCCTATGACTAAACCCAAAGAACCCAGCTATTGGCAAATGGTCAAAGTTGTCAAACAACATAATCCCTATCAAATGCGAGATCCTGCGTGGGCAGAATACTTGGGCTACGACAGTAAGCTAATAGCAACAGGATAATAAAAGGCACATTATGTGCCTTTTTATTGATTCGTTATCTACATACATTATTTCATAATAAATACATATATGAGAAAATTCAAAGGTTATAGTACTGTTGATAAAACGTGGGGCAATTTCAAACTCTACGACATAGACCTCGCAAAGCGTGATTTGCTCAACGAGTTTTATACTCGCAAAGGCGAACGATTAATGAGTCCGCAGTTTGGTAGCATAGTGTGGGATATGCTTTTTAATCCGCTGACTGATGAAGTAGTAGAGGTTATTAGAGCAGATTGTTTACGTATTGTAACTAAAGATCCTCGACTAGCTTTATTAAACATAGATGTAATAGACAACGAACACACAATTATTGTGACAATTAGTTTGCGATATGTTCCAACAGCAACAGAAACAGATTTAGTAGCGGTGTTTAACAGAAACTTAACCGCAGAACGAGAAAACGGATAAAAGGATAAACTATGCCCAAGGCAATTAGACAAGAAAACTTATACGGAGCAGAAGACTGGACAGTAGTTTATTCTAGTTTCAAAAATGCAGAGTTCCGTAGCTACGACTTTGACACATTGCGTCAAGCAATGATTGACTACGTTCAGTTTAACTATCCAGAAGAATTTAACGACTATACACAGAACAGTGAATTTATTGCTCTAGTTGACTTAGTAGCTTATGTAGGTCAAAACCTAGCATTCCGTATGGACTTAAATGCTCGTGAAAACATTTTAGACACAGCAGAAAAACGTGAAAGTGTATTGCGTATTGCACGTATGCTATCATACAAACCAAAGCGTGTTCGTCCTTCTCAAGGGTTCATGAAAATTGTTAGCATCAATACATCTGAACCAATATTAGATAGTACTGGAGTAAATTTATCTAACAAAACAATCCAATGGGGTGCTGACCCCAGCGAATTAGAATATGAACGTTTTATTAGAGTTATCAATGCATCGTTCAACAATAATAATCAATTCGGTACTCCGGTAAAGCGTAGCACAAACTCTGATACAGGCAACTTATTTGAAATCTATAACTTTAACAATTTAGGCGCAGAGTTATTAACTCATTACTCTATTAACGGCGAAGTAGACGGGATAAATTTAGCATTTGATATATTGCCCATTGACATTAGTTCTGACGGAGCACTTACACAATCTGAACCCAACCTAGATAGCGCATTTAGTATAATGTATAGAAATGACGGCAAAGGAGTAGGAAGTTCAAAAACTGGATTCTTTTGTTTTATTAAACAAGGTACTTTGGTTAATACAGTTCAACAAATATATAGTCCTACCTCAAATTTAACTATAGATATCCCCGGTACAGGAAATATCAGCGAAGAGGATTTCTTTGTACAGACTGTTGATGACACTGGTGCTATATTAAAGTCGTGGAAAAAGGTCAGCGATTTAAATTTTTCTAATATAGTATTAAACGAATACAGCGGTAACGAAAAAGATTTATACGAAGTTATTTACAGCGATGCCGATGTCACAAGTATTAAATTTGGTGATGGTGCATTTACAAATGTTCCGACAGGACAAATAAAAGTTTGGTATCGTTTGGCAGAGGATGGATTTGTTCGAGTTAAATCCGGAGAAGTTAATAACGCTACGTTCAATATTGCATATGTCAATGCAAATAATCAAAGTTATACTTTGACTATGACTCTAGAATTACAAGATAACATGATAACTGGATTGCCTAGCGAAACAGTTGACGAGATTAAACGTAATGCACCCGAAGCATTTTATAGTAAAAACAGAATGGTCACTGGTGACGATTATAATGGTTTCCTGCCAACGCTTAACAGCGACGTGTTGATTATGAAATCTGAAAACAGAACATTTAGTGGACACAGTCGTTATGTTGACCTTAGCGACCCTACAGGAAAAAATAGGCCACTAATTGAATTCGGTGATGACGGATACATTTATAAAAATGAATATGCTAAAAATTTATATGTTGCAGATAACTCGAGTCGACGACCAGTTGACTTTCTAGACGAGTACATCGAAAAACAATTATCCGATATCGGATTATTGAATTTTTATTACGGAAAATTAAATTTAGCAGGAGTAACTGGTGGTGCCAGCACACAGTATTTTCCTAGTGTTAAATTAAATAAAACAATTTATTATGCAACATTAACAGAAAACATTGATGCTACTTCTACAATCATAGAAATTCCAGTTGCTAGCATCAATACTCTTAATGCTTATGATAATTTTGACATTAATGGCGGTATGTTACAAATTGATAATGAGCTATTTGTATATACTGGAATTACTGGAAATAAATTTACAGGAGTATGGAGAGCACAACAATATGACCCAAACAATTTAACTGACCCAGCAAATATAGCGAAAAAACCTGCCACCCATGCCAGCGGATCACAGGTATTCAAGGTACATGATTACCGTTGGAGATATTCTTATAATGATTTAAAATCTAGCAATGGTTTTATTTCAGAATCGCTTGCATCCAAAGTTCCTATGAAATTAGGATTTACTACTGGTGCCGAATTAAGATCAATGCGCCCAAGTGCATTGGTTAAATTTGAAGACAGTCTAGGCAAAACTAAATGGGTAACAATAGCCGACATCAGAGGCGATGGCCTGGGCATCGAAGATATTGATTATGTGTACACTGGTTTATTGTCTAACGGCCATGGCCCTGTAGAAATTAATACATCTTTAACAACTACAGATCGTTTAGTAGAAATACTTCCTCCATTTGCTAGAGTATTTGACACTCTTACACGAGAACTAATTCTTGAAAAATTAAATGCCGACAATCCAACGAGCTTTGCATTAAAGTTTGATAATTTGACACCGAAGTGGACTATCATAGATGCAGTTACTACTACAATAAATCCAACTGCTAATTATGATTCTAATAGCAATTCAACTGGCTGGATGATTTATGTCAAACGAGAGCCAGCTGGCTGGACTATAACAACACGTCAATTAGATTATATTTTTGGCAGCAAAGAATTAATACGTTTTTATAATATTAATTTTGCCGCAACATTCAATCCAAACTTTAAAACAGTTAGCAACGATTACATTAGTTTAGTAACTTTAGACTCTGGTAAATTGTCAGTTTTGAAAAAATATCGCATCAGCGGATACTATGTATATGACGATGGGTATACTGATAATAGTAAAGTAAAAATTACCCCGCTAGATTTAAACAATGACTTTTTACCAGATGATCCTGAGCATTTTCTTAATATTGTTGGAGATAGTCAACTAGCACTTATTACGTACAACGAAGGCGAGTTTAGTTATATTATTCCTGCTGAGTTAACTACGCCAGAACAAATTCTAAGCACACCTAACGGTAAAATGGATCTGGCATTTAAATGGGAGCATAACACTCCGATTGATCAAACATTAAATCCTAGCTTGACTAATATTATTGATGCATATGTTTTAACTAAATCTTACAATGATGATTATGTTGCATGGAAAAAGAAAAACGACTCATCAATTGTATCTCCTCTTCCTCAAACCAGCGAGGAGTTGCGTGATAATTTCAGCGGACTAAAGCAATATAAAATGATGACAGACGAAGTTATATTCCACCCTGTTAAATTTAAACCGTTGTTTGGAACTCTAGCCGATCCAGAATTTCAAGCGCAGTTTAAAGTTGTTAAGAGTTTAAAGACAAAATTAACAGACAGCGAGATCAAAAGTAAAGTAATTAATGCTATTGATACTTTCTTTACTCCTGGTAATTTTGGATTCGGTGAAATATTTTACTTCACCGAATTGGCAGCATACATACATTCTGCATTGACATCTGATTTAAACAGCGTTGTTATTGTGCCTTTAAGTGCAGAAGGAAGATTTGGTACGTTGTTTCAAATTCAACCAGACAGAAATGAAGTTGTAACCAGTGTAGCCGGAGTAAACGATGTTATCGTTATCAATGAAATTACAGACACTAATATTAGGATCAGTCGATGAGCAAACAAACAAAAAAGCCCGCAGAGGTAACTGCTAAAAAGGTTAAGAACATTAATCTTTTGCCGCAGGTACTTGCTACAGAACCTAACAGAAAAATGTTAGACTCTAGTCTAGATTTAATGACTAGTAAAGGGCAATTATTAAACTTTAAAGAAACTATCGGCTTGCGTTCCGCAACGAACGGCGTACAAGAGTTTTTTAAAGTAGAAACAGACGAAGTTCGCAGAGAAAGTCAAGCTAACAATATGTTAGTTATGCGAGATTCTGCAGACTCTTATCTGGGCAAGGCAAGTTATTTAGATATAGAGAATTATTTTAGAGTTAAAGGATTAGAATTAAAAGATGGAATTCAACTCGACAAGGATATAAACATTTTAGACTTGCCAGTTATTACAGCAAGACTTGCTAGTTATTATTCTTATTATTGGGTTGCAAATGATTTACCGGCTATGAGAATTCATTTAGATGAAGCTTCGGGCGGAGGAAATAAATTCTCAATTATCGATGATATAATAGGAAAACCTGCAATTACTATTGTAGATGATATAACTGGTAAATCATTGACACTACAAACCGGCATGGTTGTATATTTTACTGGTTTTGTAGATAACGTATATCTTACAGCTGACCCAGACCTGCCTAAAACTTATTTTGTTACAGGAGTGGGCGAAAGCATTGGATTCTTGAGAACAACTGAAATTGACAAGAGGATTCCAAACAGCTATCTAAAAAAACGTCCTTGGGATAAATCAGATCCGCTAGTAGATGCTCCTGCAATTAAATGGGACAGCGAAGTATGGGACGGCAGTCAAATTGTTACATCTGAACCAGAATATATTACTATAGACAAATATGTTTCTAATGAAAATCATTGGGGAGTTATTGATCACTGGTATCATATTAATTTAATTAAAGTAGTTGCTGATTTTCTCGGAGTTCCGGTTAACAACATAGTCACCGAAGCAAATAAAGCAAAACGTCCTATTATTACATTTAATAGATATACTAAATTATACAATTGGCCAAACAATGTTAAGACTACTATTGCAACAATATTAACAGGATCAGTATCTGATTATATAGGTAAAGTCGGAATTAAAGACTTGTATGGTTACACTTTAGTCACCGGCGATAGATTAGTATTTGAACAATCTACTGGAATTTATACTATTACTTACGGCAGTTCTGGAGCCACTTTTGCACTTAGTATCCCAGTTGTCTCGGGTGACGGAGCATTGGTAGTTGCGAACTCGAATATTAGATATAATAAAGTTTTATTTAAAAATGATATTTGGCAATTTGCACAAAATAAAACAACAAAAAATCAATCACCAAAATTTGAATTTTATACTAGCGACAATATTAATTTAGAAACTTTTAACGAAAGTGACTACAAAGGAGCTACGATATTAGACTTTGCTCCAGGAAGCGTATTTGATTATACGTTAGAACGTTACATTACAGTCAGTAATATTGATTTTGATTTGATAGATGAAAATAATTCCTTAAATGTTAGTCCAAATCAAATTAAGTTTACTACAGATATTGATAAAACATTTTATTATAATCATATAACTACAGGCGAAGAAGTTGCTATAAAAGGACCTTACGGGTATAATTTCAATTCTGTAACTCCTATATCTTTTTATCAACCTCGTCGAGGTTTAGATATTACTAGACAAACACAGGATTTATTTTATGATGATAATACTGATGTACAATGGTCGGGAAAATTGATTCCAACGGCAATGGGATTTGACACTATACATATATTCTACGATGATAAGGAAAAATTAAAATTCTATTACAATATAGAAGGCCACGGCTTAGTTAGATTTTCTAGCAAACGAGGTTTTCATATATTAGAACAAATTATACCTCTAGTTTCAGGAGACATCTTTAAAATTATTTGTCACGATTTACCTTTTCCAATAACTTTTTATACTACAGAAATTATTAACAATATATCAACTCCGGTGTTGATAGAAGAGCCATATTGTTATAATAATGGTATAAACAACGGAGTAATTGAATTAGATTTATCTTCTAGTATAGACATAGGATCTGGATATATAGATAATAAATTAAATATAGATACAACAAGATTATTTTGGGTTGCAAACAATGTAACAAAATCTGCAATTATTCGTCCTTTAAATAAATGGAGATTTATTCAATTTGCATATCTTCGAGATAAAACAAATCCAATATACGAGTCGTATGATTACACTATAAATGATATTACAAATAGTGACGGCTCATTAAATTATTATCAACAACTTGTATCGTCTCCGATATTAAATCAAAAATCTTTATACGGAGATAAAATTTGTTTAGATACAGTATTATCTGCTCCTACTAGTAGGACTGCTCCACTGAGTTTAACTACAAATCCATTAAATTCTAAATTAGATACTATTAATTATTATGCATTATATCAACATGTAATTAATTTAAAATCAAATGCATCTAATTCTAAAGAAACAACTCAAAATGATTCTAGTTTAATTAATTCTAGTATGGGCGGCGGCACCCTATTAAAGCATAATTATCCATTAGTCAAGGCAGCAATTATAACAACTAATTTGCCCTATGATTTTAGTGAAATTATTATTAAGCAAGGCAAGCACTATGACATGTTCTTAAGTAAATTAATTTACGAACTAGAACAAATTATTAATACAACCGACACTTCAATAATATCTAGTCTAGACATTTTAAACTTGGCAACCAAACGTATATTTTTAAATCAGACTAACAATGAAAATTTCTGGTATCATAGTAATATGTTAGGTTGGGGAAATACTACAGATTACTTTGAAAAAACAATAACAATATCTACGGTATTTGAAATCCCACTCAATGACGGATTGAATTTAATTAATCATCGAGCAGGCAAAGAAACACTATTGCACATAGTTGCTAATAATAGATTACTAATGCGAAATATAGATTATACACTATCTTCATCAGATGGTTATTATACTTCCATAGTATTAGATCCATCATTTACAGGAACAACAGTAACTATTAGACAATGGGTAGAAGAATTTAATTCTAAAATACCTGCAAGTTTAGCAAAAATCGGATTAAGCCCTGTTTACCGTCCTGAGATATATGCCGACACTAGCTATGCAAGCACAAAATATTTTTTATGTAGACACGACGGAACACGTTATTATTTGAACGAAGGTGTTGATGTAGATACCTATCCTATCAATATAATAGATCAGTTGTTGTTTGAATACGAAAAAGCTATTTGGGGCAACATTGCATATGATGTAGAGAATAATAGTAATGCCGAGTTATTAGAAGAACAGCCTGGATATTTTAGAAATGGCAGATATGCATGGTCTGAAATACGTACAGTTGTTAACAGTGAAGTATTAACATGGATGGCAGAAAATAATATTTTCATTATGGCTAACTCTGATTATGAAGAATCAGATCCGTTTACTTTAATATATCAAATTGGTTCGGGTGACGATGCAAACTCTACTACAGGATCGTGGAGAGCTATTTACAAGTATTTGTATGATACTGACCGTCCGCACACACATCCATGGGAGATGTTAGGATATACATTAAAACCATTGTGGTGGGATACACATTATAGCTGGACTGATCCTGTTAAACGAACAGCATTAGAAAAATCGTTACGAACGGGTAATAGAAATACACCTGATGCACCTAGAATTAATCCATTCTTTGCAAGAATTAGTAATGTAAATGATCATGAAGACTTTCCAGTAGATATTGATGGGAAATTAATTGCACCTTTAAATTTATTATGGCTCGGTGCTAGTGTATTAGAAAAAGATCGCGATTGGGTTGTAAGTGATCAGGGTCCTTTTGAAACAGTATTCTTAAATACGCAACGTGGATTAGCAGCCGAAGCAAAATTAAAATTCTTAGCAAGTCCTGCAAAATATGTAAATTTAAATTGGGTTCCTGGGCAAACAATTAAAAATGCATGGGGAATTAATTTAGACAAAACAAGCGAGTTTTGGCTTCAAGGTAGTATAGAGCATTATTATCATAGACAAGTTGTCGACGGCAATGTAGAATATACAGCCGGTATCGAAAGTTTATTTGCAGAATTCTGTGCATTGAATAATAAAGATTTTAAATCAACAGTAATAGACAAATTTAATAATTTAGCAGTTAATAAAGAATTTTTGTTAAATGGATTTAGTAACAAAAATAATATTAGAATAGAAAGCACTAGTATTTCTAGTCAACGTAAAACATTGTTTATACCAGAAGAAAATTATCAGGTTAGACTAATTAAACATTATTCCAGTAAAGAAATTTTTTATTCAGCTCTAAGAGTTATATGGAACGGTAGTGCATATTCTATTCATGGTTTTGCTAATGAGCGTGGTTATCTTAATTATTTTGAGCCAGTGGCAAATAGCGCCACTACACCAAAAACTATAGGCTCAGTAGTAATTAAAGAAAAAAATGTTTATACATCTAATATAATTGCTGTAACATACGGACAAGAATTTACGAGCCGGCAACAAATTTATGATATTATTGTTGGCTACGGCAAATATTTAGAAGCACAAGGATTTAAATTTGAAGAAGTAGAAACATATGATTTGCGTAATTGGCAAATGAGTGCCAGCCAGTTTATATTCTGGAGTAATGATAATATTGCACCCGGCAACTATATTGATTTAAATCCAGCGGCGTCGGGTATTGTTTTATCTACTGCCTACGGCCAGTTAGAAAACTTAGAAGGTACAAATGAGAATGTTGGACAATGTGTTGATAGAAAAAATAAGCCATTGTTTAGTAAAGATTTATTAGTTGAACGCGGCGGCGGTATTATTATTAAATCTAAAAATACAAATAATCCAGTATATGGAATTAAATTAACATTTGCTACGTATGAATCAGTGGTACATTTAGATTCGACCAGTGTATTTGGTGATATTTATTTCTTACCGGATCAGTGTACTACTAAGCGCAGTTTTGTCCTTGGCGGCAAAAAGAGTCAAGAATGGGATGGAAAATATTTTGTTCCTGGTTATGTCGTAAGTGATAATTCTATTATTCCTAACTACGATACATACTCTGAAGTCGGCAGAAATTTATTAGATATAGAAAATGTAATCGAAGATAATACATTGCTTGATGCAAGTCGGGCACAGTTCGGACTAAACAGAAATCCTGAATTACGACAACTTTTCTTACAAGACGACTCTGAAGTATTATTTAAAAACTCTATTACGTATATGAAAGGCACTAGTCAAGTATTTACAGGATTAGAACCATTGACTCATAGTGATGGTAATACTACTGCTCCTTTAGAAGAGTATATGGTACGCCTTGGAGAATTTGGAAATACTAAAAATATTGAATTCTATGAATTTGAATTAACATCTGATGATGTTACTAAAAATCCTCAGGTCATTAGTTTCATTAATAAAAATGATGAAAAGGTAAATCCAAACATTCATTATATTACACATAAGTCACAGAAATGGATTTATAAACCACAGAATAAGAATATTAGTTTTACAAAATTAGACAGATCTTATACCGATTTAAAAACCAGCGGACCTATAATTACTGGCGATACAAATTATAGTATCTCGACCCTCGACGACTTGCCAAATTTATATGGAAACTTTGCCGAGTTATATAATATTAACACGTATTCGATAACGTCGTCATATAAAAAATACGATTTAGTTAGATACAACGGATACTTATATTATGCATTAACTACAGTTAGTCCCAATGCATGGATCAATAATAGTGACAAGTTTTCAGCAGTCGATGAACCATTTTTGCCCAATATATTTGTTTCAAATTATGATAAAACAAATCCTAATCTAAGCAAGTCGGGTAATAGTATGTTTACTCCTAGTACTTGGCAAGTATTACAAACCATTGACAGAAATATTTCAATCAACGAAGTATGTACCGGGCTCACTGATGTTAGTCAAGCTAGAATATCTTGTAATATTGCACACCGTGCCGAAGTTGGAGATTATGTATTAGTTATTAATGCAAATGGCACTAATGCTGACGCTAATGGTATATGGAAAATAGAATCTATCGAAGATAACTTTAAATTTTATATAGATACTAGAATTACTGAAACTATAAAAACGGGTAAACTGTTTGTATTCAAACCTGTAAGATTTAAAAATATCAGTGAACTAAATTTAGCAACAGACGCCAAAGGATATTCTTGGAAAAAGAAATTTAATCCTTTGAGTAATGCGTTAGGAACAACTGAAATTACGTTACCTATTACAACTAGCGGATACGATGCTTCGTATCCTATTGCTATAATCGACGACAGCCTGGGAACTAACACAGGCGACACTAGTTTTGACTTTGGTAATTATAATGTTTATAAAATGATGCAGTCTAACGTTATTACAAAAACAATTATCAAAACAGATTCTTTACCTTTAGATCACAGCGATATCGAACATGTAATGATATATGATTATAATGCCAACAAAGTATTGGCTAAGTTAGATTTATTTGATCCCCGTAAACTCTATCTTCCAAAAGTATTCAAAGACGATATTGATGTTATCGGCAGAGTAGATCCTGCAAAATATACTAGAACAACAGATGCATTTAAAAGCGTTTACGCAAGTCAGGGTTGGTATGAAGAGTATCTCGGCCGCCGTTGGTGGAACACTAGTACTTGTCAATTCAATGATTATGAAAGCGGCGACGTTACATCTAGATCGCGCTATTGGGGTACAACTGTAGATGGCACACTACCTGATATATATGAATGGACAAAAAGCCCAGTACATCCAACACAATGGAATAAATTAGTAGAAACTAACGGAATAGCATTTGGACAAGTTGCCAGCGGTGAAGCATATTTAGATTCTAGTTCTGGTAAAGATAATTGCCACTGGGTTGAAGAACAAGACTATGTTAGCGGTAAACTTTATACTGTTTATTATTTCTGGGTTAAGAATAAAAATACTATTAGCGCAGAAAGCAAAAACGTTAGAGTGTATGCTACTAGCCAATTAAGTAAAATATTATTAAATCCAAGTGCTGCCGGCTTATCGTGGTATGCTCCTATTAATTCAAATAGTATTATGTTAAAAGGCGTTGGACATTTATTAAACAATAGTAGCACGGTCGTACAGATTAAGAAAAAACTTAAAGGCGAAGAAAAGCACCAACAATGGTTATTTGTATCAGAAGCAAACACAACTGAAACAATGCCGCAGTGGATACACACACGCTTCCGCGACAGTATTGCTGGCGGTATTCATTATAAGGTTACTGCAAACTATACAACGTATTCATCGAGTCGCTTATATAGTCAAAGTGATTTTGTAAAATATAACGGAGATTTTTATGTTTGTAGAAACACGACAATTGGCCAATTCAGACCTTCAAAATGGCAGACTGTAGTTTGTTTAGAAGAGATTGATGCTACTACATTTAGATTTGATATTACTAAAAATGTTCCAGATATGATTAAACTTCACCGATATTCGCAACTTGGAAATTCTATTCGACCAAATCCACAAAGTTGGTTTAAGAATATCTACGAAGCTAGACGTACATTTGTTAAACGAGCAAATCAATTGTTATTGAATATAGATATTAGTTCACTGACAAACTGGGATGAAATATTGAATCAAACTGCATATCCATTGTTTGGAGATCTTGTTAATGTTAAAAATTATTGGACATTTACAGATTTTCAAAGTGAAGATTATGATTCTACTAAAAAAATATCAGCAACTGTACAATCATTAGCAGATATGTATGCGTTATCGGTGACAACTAATTCATATATTAAAGTCAAGAATGATAATACAATATTTGAAAAAGACGTTAACGGTGGCTATAAATTAGTGTTCAGACAAGCAGATCCTGATAATAATAAAGGTGCAATTAAACTAAGCGACGAGTTGTTTGATTCAAAAGGGACATGGGATGGATCAAAATGGGAACAAATTAATGTTCCTTGGGATTTTGATTTATGTAATGTATTTTATGCCTTAATGGAAGCATTCCGTAACAATGTTTTTGTTGATTCCTATGAAACTAGCTATTCTAAATTAACGTGTACTATGTTTAGATACATATTAAGCGAGCAAATCAATGTAGACTGGTTGCAAAAATCTAGCACTATCGAACCGATTAATTTAATCGGACAAACATTAAGCGGAACAAATACATTACAACGAGATAATGTATCGGTACTAACTGGTTTCTATTCTAGTGTTAAGAGTTACAGAGATAAAATACGTAGTTCTACAGTTACAAAACAATTAATTGAAAATACAAGTTTGGGTTTTGATGAGACTTTATACATCGACGACGAAGAAATTTTAATAGGTTTTGGTGGAGAACAAGCAGGAGATACTATAGTTTTTAACTGAGTAGTTAAAAATTTAGTTAAATACAGTATACAGGAAATAAAATGATAGATTCGACAAATATTAATATTGACGGACATGTAAGAATTTGGGATCCACAAACCCAAGAAATCTTTGTCAGCAAACACAATGCAATTAATCCAGAAACTATGACATTAATAATTGCAACTATGTTACAAGGTAATAACGACAGTCATATTTATGAGATGCATTTAGGCAATGGCGGCCTTATTATTGACGAAACTGGTAACATAACGTATAATGATGTAACTGATAACTTATCAACCGGAATTGAAGCAGGATTATATAATGCTACATATTATAAAGTAGTTGATCAAGTAGACAGTGGTAATAATACAGATCCTACAAATAATAATGTTATTGTAACACATACCTCTGGGTTGAACTATACTGATTTAGTTATAACATTAACCTTAGAAGAAAATGAACCCAATTCATCTAGTGAGAATAATTTAGTTAGTAACCCCGAAGCGTTAAATGGTGACTATATTTTCAACGAATTGGGTTTAAAAAGTAAAGGGCGAAACGGTAAAAATACTGGTTATTTGTTAAGTCATATTGTATTTGATCCAGTGCAAAAATCAGCAAACAGGGTAATACAAATTATCTATACTTTACGAATCAGAGTAAATTAAAATAGGTAAATATAACAATAAAGGAATTTTGAAGAATGGCATATGATGTTACAAAAACAGACGGCACACGATTAACTATCGTTGCAGACAGGACAGTAGATACAACTACTCCTATCAAGTTGCTAGGTAAAAATTATTCCGCTTACGGCGAAATAATGGCAGAAAACCTAGTTCAAATGCTAGAAAATTTTAGCAATCCAGTAGAGCCTACAAATCCAATAGTAGGACAATTTTGGTGGAATAGCAATAAACGAGTTGTCAGCATCTATGATGGCAATAAATGGAATCCAATTGGTGGAACAGATTTAATTGGAGGTCCAGTTGATGGTTTTAGCACAGCATTAATTAAAGATATTGCAGGTCAATTCCATCATGCTATTAAAATACATGTAGGTGCTACACTAAACGCTACTATAGGAACTATTGTTGCTATTATTAGCAGTGAAGCCGCTAGTTATACACCACATGCAGACACTGGCCTACAGAGTAGATTCCCAACAATTGGTTGCGGTATTAATATGAATGACGGTGTTGATGGCACCGGCGCTGATTATGGTAATTTTAAAATTCGTGGCCGTGCTATGGAAGCAGAATTTGCTGACATGGCAGAAATATATAGAAGTGACGTAGAACTTGTTCCTGGTAACATTGTACGTCTCGGTGGCGAAATGGAAATTACTAAAACAATTAAAGCCTACGATGAAGAAGTATTTGGTATTATATCAACAGCTCCTGGCTTCTTGCTAAACAGCAAAATGAAAATGCAAGAAAATGCTTATCCTGTGGCACTTAAAGGTCGTGTTCCTTGTCTAGTAAAAGGCCTAGTACGTAAAGGCCAACGCATTGTTTCTAGTGAAGTCGAAGGCGTGGGCATGGCCACTGACGAATATAATCCTATAAACATTATTGGAAGAGCATTAAATGACAAAACTAGTGACGGTGTCGGATCTGTCGAAGTTGCAGTCGGAGTAAGATAAATTGGCAACTAAAGGTCAGTTAATTACGTCGCAAGACTATAATGTGTTGGTTAACAGCACCAATAAAGTTTTTGCTGACATTTATACTGGTAGTATTCCTAGAACAGTTTTAAATGATAAAATAAGACAAGGCTATGGATGGGGGAATCTATCTGCCAACTTTTCTAACACTGGAACAAAAATCACAGCGGCATTAGTTAATGAACTAATTGATAGAATTAATTTAGGTGCAGAGCACACAGGAAGCGTCTATGAATTAGATAGAGTTATCATTGGCCAAAAAATTACAGCAAGTATTTGGAATGATATAGAAACTGTAGCAACTGATATTGATAACAGGCATAATACTTCAGCAAATGGACAACGAGCATTATCTACATTGGGTTCTGTAGTTAGAAGCACCGTTTGGAATTCTAATTTAACTTATACAGTAACATTACAGTTTGATACTTACGACAAAGCTCGTTATTTCTTTAACAGTGATAGTAGTATCAATTTGAGTTTAACTGGCACCGGTTCTGGAGCATCTGCGTTATGGCAATCTCTGTATGCTAGATTTGGAGTTGTTAGTTTAAAATTAACTAATACAATATCAACTACTGCTAACATTATCAGTGAAAATAAAGGTTTTAGGGATCTAAACTCCACTGAACAATTATTGTTAACTTGTAACAGTAAAGGCGGTGGAGGTTACGGATATGGTTACGGATATGGTTACGGTTACGGATATGGTTACGGATATGGACATTGCAATGATAACAGTTACGGATATGGTTACGGATATGGTTACGGTTACGGTTACGGTT